TTAGCGAGTGTCTCGTGGGCTCGGAGATGTGTATAAGAGACAGTATCTATACTGATAAACTGTATCACCCTTTACGAGCGTATAAATACTATCTCGTTGATAGATGCTATCATAACGGATGCTATCGCGCGTTTTGTATTCAGTGCGGACGGACTCAACCGGGATATATTGAGTTTGGCATGATACGAAACATATTGCTAGCATCAGTAATATGATAATATAGACTAGCCGTTTCATGGTCGAACTACTGTATTACGCAAGAAATTAGGGAACTCGGAGCGTACATCAAAACAGGGGCACGATTTAATATATTCTTTCGGCTCTACCTCTCCGCTTTCGTCCAGATCGGGCGAAGTATCACGATGTCCGAGAACCTCGATTATCTCATATTCTTTGCAGAGTTTAGCAACCAACTCGCGCAAAGCCGCTTTTTGGGCGATCGTTCTTGTGTCTGCGGGCTTTCCGTTTGCATCCAAACCACCTATGTAGCAAATACCAACACTATGTTTATTATACGAAGATTCGCTAAAACCCTTCGTATTACAATGCGCTCCGTCAACCGCTAAAGATCTCCCTTTTTCTACTGCCCCATCAATTCGAATAACATAATTATATCCAATCTGGCTAAATCCGCGTGCCCGGTGCATACGATCAATGTCTTTTGCGGTTAAATCCTGTCCGGCGCGCGTAGCCGAACAATGGATAATAATCGAGTCTATTTTATTCATAGCTTTCTTCTTTATTTTGATTATTAATTGTAATTGGTCTACGTGGTGGAGTTCTCCGGCTGCATTCGCTGTCCGGTCTATCACATCGGTTGTGTTCTGCATCCTTTAAGGCTAATTCAAGCTCGTAGTATTTGCGCATCCAATTTTGTGCCTCTGCTTGTGCGGTTCTCCACTCCCGGTAAATCGTATCTACTTTCTCGTCTCGTTGTTTTAATCGTTCGTCGTACCGTTCAATCTGCTTGTTTAGATTGTCAATGATAGAAAGTAAATTTTGAAGTTCCATAGAATCCGCCGTAGCCTTTTCTTTTCTAGCGTTCGTTTTACGATTCGCTAGAAAAGTAACAGTAAATCGGATCGCCTCTAATCCTCCTAACGCTCCTATGATTTTTAACCATTCGTCCATATTTTTACTTTATGTATTTCATATAGCTTTGGGTAGCTCTTATTCTACCGATAAAGCCTCATTAACCGCTACCTGAACAAAAGCGACGAACCCCGTACTCACATATTTTTTAATACTTTCCGCCTGTTCGGGAGATACTTCTACTTCACCGTTCTTGTAGATGTTTTGAGCTAATTCCAACTCACCCAAATCGGCAGTTTTCTGATAGATCGCATTGCCTAACATTTTTGCAATATCGACGGTACTGTTATTCCCTTCGATGTCTTTTACTTGAATTTCTCTAAAGTCTATTTTCATAATTATGTAATTTAAATATTATTACCAAGTTGCACTAAATAAAATTCCATTTTTAAATTGCAATACTTTAGTTCGTGTACTCCCATTATGCCATACTTGGGCGATTTCAATATATTCATCAATCCCTCTTCTGCCATCAACTACAATACCACCATCAATAGCAAGTGCTATATTATCTCGTCCTCCGGTTACGCTAATAGATACGCCCCTGTTTATATCATAAGGTCTTGATCGGTGATCGTAGAATCTTCCTAAATAATCGACTCCTAATGTACTAAATGGACCAACAATCACTTGTCTATTGGGACTATTAAAACCAATCATATTGTCGTAAAGAAACATTTCGTTACCAGAATTTGTGCCACTAACAGAACCCGTTCCGATGTGGGTGTTGGATATTTCAAATCCCGCTATTGTTCCCTTTGTTGCGGCTAAATTTGTTACTTTCAAGTTATCAACGTCGATAAAATCCGTTACAATCTTTCCGCTGCTGATAAACGTCTTATTCCCAATCAACATCGCACCCGTTGCAGGAAGTGACAATTTACCGTCTGCTGTTAATTCAAGTCCGGTTACATTGTGCTTAATTGAGCCGCCTTTTAATAACCAACCCTGCGTTTTTGACAGATTACCAACGAATAAACCCGATGTTCCTAATATATCAATCGTTGCATTTTGGGCTACTAACAACTGCGTAGCGACATTTATAAATTCGTTAAACAAAGTCCATTTCGTTACATCGAAAGAAGAACCGGAATTATGATCCGCACGACACGAATAAGTATTACCGTTGTAGATGATAGTATCTCGATACTGCGTGTTGTTAACATAGTTGGTGTTTGCTTTCCACTCACCGCGCGGACGGATTAGAGCACCGGGAAGCCCGGTTGCCCCAGTTGCACCCGTATCACCCTTATCGCCTTTATCTCCTTTGTCGCCTTTGACCTTCGTCCACGTGTAAGCAGAGAACGTATTACTGTCTGCCGCTGTGAAGTCGGTGTATTGTCCGATATATGCGCCCGGCGTCTCACCGTTGTTAGCGGTAAACGTCGTACCATTGTCCGAGTACTTGATGTGTAAGTAGGAAGTTTGTCCGTTGGCTCCGGTTGGTCCGGCAATACCTTGTTCCCCTTTAGGACCTTGCGAGCCTTTCAACTGTACCCACTTATAAGAAGTGTATCCGGTTGGAGCGGTCGCACTTGTTGTTACCGCCGTACCGATATAAGTGTTCGGAGTGTCAGACATCGGATTACCGTTCGCATTAGCGGAGTACTTCACGTGAAAATACTGTGATGTGCCGGGAATACCTTGCGATCCGGTCGGTCCTGTATCGCCTTTGTCGCCTTTTGCCCCAGTTGCACCCGTATCACCCTTATCGCCTTTATCTCCTTTGTCGCCTTTGACACCCGTTTCTCCCTTAGAGACATATTTAAGCCAATCAGTAGAATTGTCTGTTGGTTCTTGGATTGTTTTGTCTGCAATACATATCCATGTACTGCCATTGCATACAACTTCATCATAGTACCAATATGTGCCCGGCGTCCATACTCCTTTGAAAGCAGGTACGGGAACTTCGGTTATACCGTCGTTAGATAATTGCTTGATAGTCCCGGTCATATACACATTGCGAAGATACGCACTATGTCCGGTCATTTCGATACCAAACAATTTCAAGTTAGATAAGTCGCCCAACTGCATAGCGATCATTTCCTTTGAAATCTCCCAACCGTTTACACCTGTCAGGTAACGGACATAGCTTTGTGTCGAGTAGCTCGATTTTTGCCGCTCTTTGTTTGTGAAGTTACCATACGAAACGAAGTGCATAGCCTTGCAAGGGTGTGCGGTTGTACCAGAACGAAGCGCATATTTAAACGTGGAATCACCGATCTTTTCAGTAATACGAAAATAAGCGGTTTGAAATCCGGTTGAGTCGTTGAATATACCTTTGCAAATATCATCTACCTCTATTTCTGCTATTTCGCCCGGTTCGAGTTTAAGGTAGATAATCCGATTTGATTCGTCTATACGTTCGATGATCCCGCCGCCCGGAGCGTTCCACTCTTCACCCGAAACGATTGATACGCGGTTGTAGCGTAATTCAGGAACTTCAAGGAAATCACGTAGACGAAGAGATTTTGCATCTATATGACCGTCTTTGCCGATTAACCAACCGATTAAGCCTTCTGTGTAGTCATTTGAGGATATATCACCGGAAAAAGTCGCTGATTTGGCAATCAGTTTATCAAGAACGTTGAGTATTTGCGTTGTTACCGTCGTTGCGGTTAACGTATCCGTAGAAATACCCTTCGTTACGTCTAGCCCGTTATCAACGATTAAACCGCCTAACAACTTGATAAGAAATTGCGTTTCGTCTGGGGCGGTTTTGGATAAATACGAGTCTTTTAAAGCATCGATAGCCGCATCTAGTTCCTGCCTTATGCGCAAAGAAGAAAACGTATTATCGTCGGTCAGTGCCGTATTATTATCGGTCAGAGCAATAATACGAGACTTTATTTCAAATAGGGAACGAAGAGACGAAAATACATTGTTATCGGATGATGTACGCCCATCGTCCATCTTTAATACATCAAGATCAACGCCACCGCCATTTATAGGCGTTGGCGTTGTTGTACTAATACTTACCGAACCGGAATTGCGTAAATACTTATTCCGAAACGAATGAGGCACTTTCTTATTTTCTACTTCTATCATGTTTCTATTAATGATACGTTACAACTTTCATTTGCGTAATCAATACTCATTTGATCTACTATCATTTCTCTTTTGAGGGAATTTTCGTAAATCCTAGACAGTATCGAAAAGCCACGATTCAAATTATTACTGTATCTAAATTTAGGAGCTTTATAATGTGTATAAAACTTGTCTATTAGTATTTGTTCCGGCAATACATTTTTATCGTGCAACGGACTATATACCGTTTTTAAATAATCAAATTTATCCCCTGATTTGGTAGCGCAATTTGAGTAAGAAGAAATGTTTTTTGCGTTTGAGTTGATTAATAGTTCGATGTCGTCCATTTCTGTTACATTATTGTCGTTTATCACGTTGCTGTAAACTACGTCGGAGTCGTCAACTGCGTTATTAAATATATCGTATGTAACTTTATTGTTAGTATACTTAAACGTGAAATCGGATATATGAAATGCAGTACAAGGATGACAGCCCCCATCCGTTCGATACATAGGATATTTTCCTAAATGATTCGGAGTGCTTAATTCAAAGCGTATCTTTCCGCATAGTATTTTATCATCTGGAAGTTTAATCGCGACTCCGTCCGTTGAGTCGTACAGATTAAATCTATAACTAACAGTATTCGTTAATCTCTTTTCATCATCGAAAACTTTATCACCTTCTTTGTTTATATGAACCAAATAGAAACCATCTTTAAGCGTACATTCGTCGTGATACCATTTTTCGACAAAAATATCTTCGCCGTTTTCCCTATACGCATAAACCTTATTGCTATCGGCGAACCCGCCGGAAGCCTTTTCGCCGCTAGCTGAATCATATTCGCCCTTGCTTACAAATCTCCAATCTCCAAATGCATCCTTATATCTATACCATGTAGCCCCTCGATAAGTTAAGTTGTGCGTGATTTTATAATAGCCTCGATTTACTCGATCCGTATAATACTTTTGATTTCTCCATACTTCACCATCATAATAGTAATCATCTATATATAATTTGCAAGGAACCATCGTATTATCAAATCCGGCGCCATATTTTGTATTAGAGTATACTTCATCGGACGTTTTTATTATATCGTTCGGAAGAAAAGAGCCGGACATTCTATAAGCGATATTTATTATGAAATATCCTCCTTTGAATAAAGAATACTCTCCGTTTTTCAATGTTAAAAGAGTCTTTCGAGAAGCACTAATTATATTATACGCTTGCAGGAATGAAACGCAGGTTTTCCAACTTAAAGAAGACGGTTCCCCGTCCTCTGTTATGTAGTCGCTGTACTTCTGCCATACCACACCGGAATATATATCATTAACGTTGTCGATAGTCACTTCAACACCTTCTGCCGGAATATCAAGAAATGAAAAGCTCGGTATCAAATACCCCCAATTACTATTAGATTTAAAAAACGAATTAAGAAGGGTGTAATTCTTTCCGTCTATATCCCTACCAGATATATAATATTTATTGGGATCGGAGTTTTGATTTACTATATCCTTTTCGTCGTCGAGCAACTCCGGGCATAAGTTGGTTATCTGATTCATATTAGCAACAACAGATACTTTATTATACACATCACCAAGCGATATACTTCCCGCGCTTTCAGATACGCCAATATTACGCACATTCAATAGTGCGGAAGGGATTGTTATACTTTCACATGTATCGCTTATTCTATCATAAACGAAAAAATGAAGCTCGTCGTTTTTGATAAAATCATAGTCGATCATATAATAAGCATCCTGATACTGAATGAACGTCATACCGATATATTTAGAGATTTCTTCTAAAACATCTCTACTATTCATCGGCTCGTTAGCTTCATCAAAGAAGTTTCGTTCATGTATATAAATATCTTCTATCAAAGAAGTAGAAACATCTTTCGAGATTCTATTAGTTTTTTGAAAGTACAATTTGTTTAGAATCTTTCCGGGATCGGCAATATCAAGAATGTGCATTATTACATCTTTGAAACTTTTAAAATAGACCTCGGAAGAATTAATATAAGAGTACTTCTTATTTTCCAAAACGGAAATAGTATCGATTGCCTGTATCTCCACTATATTAAGCGGAGTTATATAATCGCTCGAATATAAATTTGGACTCATATATCCAAACCACTCTAAAACATCATCGGTTTTATTATACAAACGAACTTCTATATTTTGCCCTTCGGCTGTATATAGGTCTGATAAAATCTTATCTGTCAATATGCTTGTTACCGAATTAGACATTTTCAACGGCTTGTATAGAGTGTCCGATTCATACTCAACAGTAAACGGGCTATCTGTTAGGGTGAGTTCTTCGGAATACGTTGCAAAGACCGTATGAATTTCAATTCTATACGTCTTGTCTTTCCTGCTCTTAAACTCTGAATAATATCTTAGTTTCATCTTACTTTACTTTTCTGATTATAATGATTACTCAAAACTCCTTCTAAATCTCTTCCATGTATGCGAAACGTTACGTTTGCGGGCTGATTTCCATTTTCTGCAGACGGTGCAATCTTTTGCGATAAGGAGCCATATAAACCGCTATTAAGCATTTGAAACAAATTACTTTGCTGTGATCCGTTTAGAATCATCTCGCCTGAATTGAGTAAAGCCGGAACTTTATCGCCTGTGAATGATGTGCCAGGCACAATACCACCCGTTGCGAATTTAGGAATACTAGCCATTGCAGCGACGACGGCAGCAACGGCGGCTCCCGCCAATAACCAACCGACAACGGGCGTTTCCGCTGCGGAAGCTACGCCGCTAACTACTGCTTCGGTCTGTTTCGCAGTTATTAACGATTGAATAGCCGGAATAGCCTGCGCAATACTGGATATAACATTTGCGCCCCATTGAAGATACGCCGCCGCACTTTCATTGGTTATTCCAGATAAAGACCCCATAATACTACCAACTGCAGATAGAGATTCGGCATACCTTTCATTCATGTCTATATCTTCTTTTTTAAAAAGTGGATCATATTTCGGCAACTTTAAGTTTTTACCTTCTTTCCCATGAGTAGGAACTTTATCTTTATACGTTGGTTTTACCGGAAGAGACAAAGCGCCGTCTTTCATTTCACCATGAGCACTTTTGAACGTTTCTTGCTCTACAACAAACTTTAAACTTATCCTCTTTGATTCGAGTTCATTAATTGTTGCTTGAATGGCGGAACGTGCTTGCATGTCGGTTTCAGCAATAAGTTTTTTATTTTGCTCTGCGATTTGCGTGTCATACCAAGCGATAGAGCCCTCTTTCGGTTCTTCCTTTGGCGTTTTCCCGCCCATTCCTGACTGTGAAGCGCGGTTCGCCGCTTTCGTCATACTAGATAAATTCCGTCCCGCCGCCTCTGCTGCCGTTGCAACGTTTATTAAATTCTGCAACCATTCATCACTCTTCTTTACTAAAATCGCGTTATATTGTATTGCATCCTGATACTTCGATAACATCGGGCTTATTGCCTTACTCAATGCATTTGTATCTGTTGTTGTAACCGTGTGCACATTCATTCCAGAACCCACCGTTTCGTAAGTTGTGAATTTGGCTTTTAAACGATCGTATTCATCTACGAAGTCTTTATACTGTTTCGCTAATTGTGCCTTTTGTTTATCGCCTACCGAAGATACATCTAATCTCAACACTTTATCTATATCTATTGCCGAAACATCTACGCCGTCAAGTCCTATTGCCGCCTTTACCATTGCTTGTAATGCGTTTTGACTTCTTTGTTTATATTGTCCTACGATTTCCTCTTGGTCTTTCAGCGTCTTGTCTAATAGTTCCCTAGCTGCTTTCTTTTGCTCTTCCGTTGAATCCTTATCTTTTAAGATAGTTATTTGTTCTTGTATGGTTGCTTGATTCTTTGCATCAAAATAAGAGAACGACATTTTTGTATTTCCTAATTGATCCATCGCGCTGTATGCTTCGCGTGCTAGACGTATAGTTTCGGTTAACCCGTTCATGAACGGCGTCCAGTCTCCACTACCGATAGAGTAGAAAAACTGGTCTACGCCACCTTTTAAGCCGTCCATAGTACGGGCATATTCATCTCCTAGCGTCTGACTGCTATTCATTACTTTATTGAAACCCTCCGAGGCAGTTACAGCAATACCAAGAACCCCGGCGAACTTCATAACTCCCGATACTGCAACGCCGGACATTTTAGAAATGTCGCTTTGAAAAGCGTTTACATTCTTCTTCGACTTATTTAGATTTGCGTCAAAGTCATTCGTTTTAAGCAATAATCTTGTTACTATATCAGACATCTTTATGCGTGTTTAATTGTGATTCTACTTCTTTTGCTTTAGCTCGTAATCGTTGCATCTCTTCGTCCGTTACGCTCGTATCTTTCTTTTCTTCTTCATCCCACGGGAACCGGAGTATATCGGTTTGCTTTAGCGTTTTAGTGCTATTCGATTGCGCTATAATGAAACCTAGCAATCTAGTTTGTTCCCACGCTTCCCGATTACGTCGATTCAATCCGTCTATAAACGATTCAACCTCGATAAAGTCCATTTTATCGAGGAAGTAATCGGGAGCGATTCCGCCCTCACCGACAACGCGCGAATAAAGTTCGCGTATACTTACGGCTTTCGTTTCCGCGTCGTCACCTTCTTTTTTTTTACGTCATTTCCTGCCGATTGCGAACGTAGTTTGATTTCATCCAAAATAAATTCTTTGAATTGTTCGAATAGCGTCAAGTCATTTTCGCATAATTCGATAAATTCCTCAAATTCCATTTTGAACAATTCCTGATTAGAGGCAAGCAGGAACGAATAAAACAAAAGAAACTCGTCTAACATCTTCCCGAACTGAAACGGATAGCCGGATATAGATTCGAACACAAAGAACGCACGAAGCGTATATTTCAAAGAAAAATCTTTTCCGTTAAGTGATATTGTTTTCATTGAATAAGTCGTTTAGAGGGCGGCAAAACACCGCCCGTAAGTTATTTACTAGCTGCTTCCTTTGCAAGCGGTCCGGTTCCTTCGAAACTGATTGATAGTGTTGCTTTGTCACCATCCGGCGCATTTGCTTCTAGCGAAGTGATAACCGCACTACCTGTATATGCGCCTTCCGCTAGCGTCCATCCGGCGGCGGGCATTTCGTTTACGTCAGGATTGCCAACAACGCCAAATTTCAAAACAACAGGTTTATGCGCCAAGAACAAAGCGAATAGTTTATCGTAGCTATTCGCATCTGCATCCGCGCTAAATACGTTTTCACTGGAAGCGTTCCAAGAAAGTTTCTTGATGTCCTTCTCCGTCCAGATACCCGAATCTTTACTTTGCGTGTCGATTGTTTCAGCCGAAAGCCCCAATTTGCAAGATGTGGCAAGTGCGATGGCTTTACCGTCGATGAATAACATTAGGTCTTTTCCTAACACAGATTTTGCTTTACTCATAATTTTATCGTGTTTTAGTTAATTATTCAGTTTTAAATGAGAATACGAGGCTTTGAATAAAAGTATCTTCTATAAAATCCTCATTCGCGCTAATTAGTTTAGAATCGATCACATCGAAGTTATCATAACTTCCTCGTTTGTTTTCGAGTGATTTACGTACCTCTTCCGCGATTGTAACAGAGTTCAAATAGTTATCACTGGCGACAACGATCTCAACCGAAACAGTGTCACCCGTGCCGTACCTATCTTTCGTATATTCCGGCGTTAAGGAGTTGCGTTTGTAGATCACAAACGGAAAAGATGTTTCCGTTTTGGTCGAAATCGCATATATTTTATCAGAAACCAATTTTGCCAACTCTGTAGAGTCGCTTAATTTCTTATATACGTGTGCGCCTATTGATAAACTCATTTCTTTTTATTTGCTACTTTCATTATAGAATCAATTATATTTTTCTCTAGTGAGCTCTCTGCTTCTTTCTGCTTCGATTTGACCGCATTAGAGAAGAAGTGGGAAGCATTTATAATACCCCTATTCGCTCCTTTTTTGGTAGCTCGTTCTTTTGTTCCTGATTCGAACCATTTCAGCATATAGGCGCGTGATCCCTTTTTGCGGCGGTCGATCAAGTCAACCCGTGCACCGGAAGCATTGCGATAAACTGCTACGTTTATTTCGTTCTTTAACGGTTTGAACGATACGCCATTCTTAGAACTGCTAAATTCTGCATCAGTAACAGCGGAAACTAGATTTTCCTGTGCCTGTTTACGAATGATAAGAATCGACTTTCTAAGAGCGGAGGAAATTGCCTTCTTTGCTTCTTTATCGTTCAACCGTTTAAGTAGTTCGTTTACTCGCGTTGCATCCACTTCGACGCGATACAAGTTGCGCCCGGTGTAATTGTCGTTACTCATTGATTACCTCCGCTTCTATAACCGTTGCTTGTTGCTTCCGGTCGTGATTGATAGATAGAATCTTGTATTTCTGCCCGTCGTATTCGATCCTCATTTTAGCGTTGATCTCTTTACAGATGCGAATCATTATCGTATTAACGGTCGTATTATATATCTCGCCGTTCGCTTCTTTACGTGCACCCGACTTAAAGCGAATGTATGCGCGTTTATCGAATACTTTCACCCAACTTTCAGACGTACCGCCCAGATTATCGCGCTTTGACTCGCTACGGTAAAAAGCGATCATTTCGTTTAATAATCCTGCTTGCATTACGTATATCGTTTTAAAGGTTGCAGTAATAGTTCTATGTGCCCCGGAATAACTTGCGGAGTGGCAAATATTACCGATTCACGGTTTGCGTAGTAATTCGCTATAAGGATGCGGATCGCGTGCCAGATACGCCGATCTATTTTTGCGTCCTTAACGTAGGTATCTAGCGGATTATTTAGATACGATTCGATAAGAAGTTGAACGGGTTCGATAAGCCCGGTTATATACGCGTCGTCCGTGTCGAAATCAATATTTAAATGCTGTTTGAGTTCTTCGAGTGTTACGTATTGTGCCATATTGTATAAATTAGAAAGGGCTAGAGCCGAAGCCCCAGCCCTTTAATGAATGATAGGTTATAGGATTAGGCAGAAGCTTTTTTCTTTGCGATGGCAAAGGCTTCCGGGCGAGCTACAACAATATCATAATCAGTATTCAACACAAAGTTTACGACATTACTTTTCGCTCCGGTATACGGGTCTATAACTAAATCCATATCGCCGAACTGACCGATAGCAGCGTTGGAGAATACACCGAATCCGATAGAATCGGCGTCTATGTAGTTAGTAACAAGAACCGGATAACCGTTCACCATACCATTTTGGCAGATCATTTCAGCAGCCCCCGCCGCTTTGGGAGTGGATTTCAAAGCACCATACACCTTTGGAGTGCAAACATAGGCAGCTGTACCGTCGGTTACATCTACGCCCGCATCCATTACGGTAGATTCAAGCGAAACAATATCCGCAAATGTCAACGCGTTTGTATATTCAACATCTGGTTTTGTCTTTACAAACACCCCGTTGCTTGCGCCAGACAATGCAGTTCCCGAAAACATCCATTTATTCAAAGTGCGAGCGACACCAAGCGAAATTTGCTTCAAAACAACGTCCTGCAAAGAGTAGTTCGTTTGGTTGATCGCACGCTTAGACACCGGGATAGAAATAGATACACGTTTGGGTGAAGCCTTGATTTTGTCGATATTCAATTCGGTATCGGTAACCGCAACGTTTTCACCCTGAATTGTTGCTTCAACAGCCGCCAATGTTGGGAAAACAAGGTCACCTACAAGCCCGCTTTGCATCTTGATACCTAGTTTATCAATAATCAAACCTTTTTCTAACGGTTCAATGATTTCACCGATTGTAACAGGAACCATGCTAGCCGCATCGGTTGTATCTGTAACAGTCACCGCACGTTCTACAACTTTAATACCGCCTTCCGATACTACTCCGTTGTATTCTTCCAAAGAGCGATGATTAACGACGTCAAAAACAGCCTGTGAGAACAACACGCGACGGTCTGATACCAAACCCGCGTTAATATCTTCAAGCGCACGGCGTTCTACCTTCATTTCTAAAAGCTCTTTCTTTGTTTTCAACTGCTCGAACTGCTCTTTCTCGCTTGCGTCGAGTGCTCTTTTTTCCGCTTCTGCTTTATCCAACATAGCGCGCATCTGCTCTTTGTATTGAGCAATAGTTTCAAATTCTTTTCTCATGTTTTAAATTGATTTGCGTAAATTATTAAGTTCATTTAAATAGTCTTTATTCTCGCCGGACAATTCCGCTATCGTATCGTCCATACTCCGCACCGTTACGTCTGTACCATAAAAAGCAGGATCAACAACGGGAGATATATCAGAAATCCGATCAATCATGTGTACAGTACGAAGCAACAATCCGTCTTTCATTGAATAGGAAACTTTTGTTTTATCCTTTTCATTTAAAGCATACGCAAAAGACGAACCGAAAATGTCACCGCGTTTAATCATTTCTACGGCGAAATCTCCATCGGGAGTACTAGGAGCCTCAAACCTGTATTTTAGTCCGTAGTCGTCAAGTTCAAGCGACAAAGTACCTGCACCGCGATTAGATCGAGCCAACAATCTCTGTTTGTTATGATCTAACAGAGCTTTAACATCACAACTACGCAATAACTCTTCCGTTATAGCTCCCTTTTCGATCACCTCAACAAAAGCGCGTTGTTTTTCCCTGTCGTACAATACACGGCTTTCTTGTCCGAATACAACCGCATAACCTTCGATTATTCTTCCATCTCCAACTTTAGGAGCACCTAACTCTGTATAACTTCGTATTTCCATATTTTGCAAATATCATTTTACTATATGTTTGTTTCCTCATTCTTTGGTAGCTCTACTTTTTGACTAGCCGCCTCGATTGGTTGAACGTTGCAAGAAATAAATACTTTATCGCCCCCTTCAACAGGTGGCTTTCCTAATGCTCTACGGGTATCATTCGGAGAATGAGCGCCCATTTCTTCCAGAGCCTTGTAATAACTCGCTTGCGTCGTTAAATCGGTTTGATATAAGCATGACAAATCAAATGAAATACTATATAAGTGAGCGACCGAATTAGGAATCAGCTTGTAATTAAATTCAGCCTCGATTTGTTTCAATATTGGTTGCAGTGTATCAGTTAAAAAAGAAACATTGCTCATTTCAGAAGCTTTGTAATTAGTAGATTGTCCGGCAAATACTTTATCTGGGTGAACTCCGTAAAATCTACATATATCAAGAATACTGAATTTCTTTGTTTCCAATAACTGCGCATCAACCGGATTTATAGAAAGTTGATGAAATCCAACATCGCCGGGAACTGAAATAATGTCTCTTCCTGTGTTTAGTTGTTCCTCTATGCGATCTCCAACCGTAGAAAGTTGAATATCCGTCATACCTGCACCGGGCAACCCTTTATTTATCTCTTTTGCACCGGAAACAAGCCCCTTTATTTTACTTCCATTCTGAAAGGTTCGTAAATTCTGATTATCTGCACTCGCGGCTATGGAAAAGATACGGCTAGCGTACATTATTGTGCTTACTCCTGTATATCCCCCGTCCAAACTATTATTTTTAAGATGGATTATTTCGTAGGATTCAAAACGCCCATATATCCGGTTATATGGATCAGAAATAATATAAACATCATTCAATTTGTCATAGGTTACTGTATTATTTGCGCATAATACAAGCTCGCTAACACTGCCGAACTTTCGACGGATAACGATGTAGGCGTTTCCTTGATTTACGATTTGAACAACCATATTCCTAACCATTTCAAAACTATTCATTCGTCGGTTAGGCATACGGGTTAATATCGTATATAAATCGTTTTCCTCGTCTGGTGAGAAATATCCATCTTTTTTCCGTTTAATTATAAGCGGTAAAGACGCGATAGTCCCCGAAAGAATAGAAGTACATCTATATGCGGCTGAAAGTTTCATTGCTTGATTACTGTTATGCACATCTATGGGCTGACTGGGTAACGATGGTAATCGGGAGTTTATCGCCGCATCTTTATCCGTTATGCTCATCTCTGCATTTAAGGCGCGTTTTTGCGTCTTTGAACGTCCCAATTCAAAATTAAAAGATAGTTTCATTATACCTCCATGTTATTAAATAAGTAGAATGTCATTAGGTTTGTTATAGTCGAATCAATCTTCGCATTGTGCGTTTTCTTGACTGGCTTCTTGTTCATGTTCCGATCTTCGTCTAATACCGCATTACTAAAACAGTACGGCGTAATCGGATTAGGGCTAAAAGTGAGCTTACTCCGATACAAAGCAAGTTCAAAGGATTCGATAGGGCTTGTAAACGTTCCGTATGTCTGTTTTACAGGCTTAATATATTCACTCGCACCGCCTACGGAATAAGTAAGAAGATTCACAAATTCAGCCGATTTATAAGGATCATAGCCAACTCCCATGATTTGTAAATACTTTGCACGCGCAAGTATATCGTTTACTATTTGCTGATAGTCGATAATATCACCATCGCAAAGAATTAAATAGCCTGCTTTCGCCCAACCTTCGTAAAGTTCCCGATTTGGATGATCTTTCAAAGCTCCTTTCGGGAAATAGTAATCTGTATGCGAATGAAAAGAACCGCTTTCTTTCGAATAGATATTATAAGTAACCGTAGAAAAGTCGTCTCGAACGGATAAATCAACCGCCGCCATCGTTAGCGGATAAGTACCGATACTCTCAATTCTAATATCTTTGAATCGTTCTTCTATCTGCTTTGCCTCAATCCATTTTGTTGTAGAATCAACCGCAAACACATTTAGTAACTTTGTCCGAAACTCTAGCGCATCCGGTGCACTATATAAAGCCTTCTGGTATGCGTCGATATAGAAATCTTCATAAACAGTTATACCCATGTGTGGTTGCACTTTGCGCCACGTTGCCGGATCGCCTTCCTCATCGTCTACGTCTGGTTCAAAGATGTGTGCAAATATGGAATCATTTTCAATCTCACCGCGTAGGATCGCTTTATACATTTTGAGCATTTCGACGAATGGAGCCGTCTCTTTATCGGATGCGGTCGTAATTACTACGGTTAAAGGGTTGAGCCGTGCGCCCATTGAGGAAGTTAATACATTCTTCAATGCGGCGCTATCGGCTTGTGAATACTCGTCTACTATTACCATGCTTGCGTTAAGTCCGTCTAATTTATCTGGATTAGAGGCAAGGCAACGGGCAAAAGAGGTTTTTCCCTTTATGCGGTTATATATGATTTCTCGATTAATTTTGAAGTGTCTAAACTTCGGATCGAGAGACTTTAAAATATTACGTATTTCATCAAAACAAACTTTTGCCTGATTATATGAGTTTGCAGCAACGTATGTTTGTGCGTTCGCATCACCGAACAACAAATCGTTAATCGAAAGACTCGCTACACTTGTTGTCTTACTGAATTTACGCGGAACGAATAAAAGAGCTTCACGAATCAAACGTTTGTTTGTGCCGGGCTTGTAAAACGCTAGAATGTTAGAGAACTGGAACACCTGTATCGGAGTCAGTTTGTATCTAGTCTTTCCCTTTGTACCGGAAAACTTCAAACGCTCGTAGAACGTGACGAACTTCTTTACTTCCTTGATCCGAAATTCGTATTTATCAAGAAAAATAAAGAAGCGGTGAACGGCTAGCAACTCGTAAAGATTGTGCGCGTCCGGATTGTTAATACAACCTTTGATATACACATTTAGTCTTTCGTCTGCCCTATCTAGCTTATACGAATCAACGTCGATGTTATGCAAGTCGGAGATAACCGACTGCTTTAACGCTATCAGTTCATCTCTATTCTCCTTGTTCATCGCGATCTATTTTGTTTACTTCGTTAATCAAGTCGTTTACTTCGTCATCGTCAGATGCAGAAAGCGTTTGAAAGGTCAAACCAAGTTCGCGTAATTGTTTGCGCGTTGCTTCGAGTGCATCGAATAAAACTTTGAAAGCAGGATGCGCCGTAAGTTTATCATTGTTTTCGCGAGACACTTCTTTCACGTATGACTTCATACGCTTCTTTGAAATATCGTTTAATGCAATTTGAAACGCCATGTATGAACCTGCGCAAAGAGTTATACAGAGGTCTAAATCTTCCGTATATGTTCCCTGCGACTCCATCGCGGCGCGAATCTTTTCTTTTATGTCGTCCAAATCACACATTTTTTATAGGCTTTTTGCATATAGGAAAAGATCGCAAGTATTTGGTAGCTCGGAAGATGCGCGCGAAAAGCTTACCTCCAACGCGCACCCCCTCGTTTCAAAAATTACTCGCGTGTGTAAATATGAGGTGAGGTGGGTTTAGCGTATCGCGTTAAAAAATAAAAAAACCGCCCCCCCCTTCGTCGAGGTTGAGCGGTTGTAAGGAAATCAGAAAAATATTATTTCTCGCCTTGCAAAAACCGATCCGCAAAACGTTCCGTCATTCGTTTATTATTCGCCTGTACCGCCTCTTTCGAATGACTAAAAGCACGTCGATGCGTATCAGAGTGGCACGAATGGCAAAGACTTTGCAGATTGTTATAATCAAACATTAGTTGTCTCATTCCGAGTTCGTGTGATACGGACTCAACCGGGACAGTGTGATGTACTTCCGTTGCAAGCGTACTGCGATTGTTCGCCTCGCACATCTCACAAACCGGATTGCTTTGTAGCTTCTTAGCTCGAAGTAACTTCCATTTGTTGGAGTTAATCATCTTAATGTAATGCGGGTTTCTACTCATTGTTCGTCATAATTAAAAAGAATCTTATCACATTGATAACAATCGTGCAACTCCTTTCGTGTCGCCTCGATGTCGTCCGTTTCTATCTCAACTAAATGCGTCTCGGACACATCGCCCGATTTGCATTGAATACGCCTGATTATATACATAACGTTTCGATCCGGTCTAATCCGTTAATAAGTAATCTAATCCGTGCACAATTCCCGTCGCATCGAGTCGACTGCGTTTCCTGTTTGTGTATCCGGCTTGCACAACCTTTGCAGTTCTTAGACGGACACATTTGTTTATACACTTCGATAGCTTGCCGCCTCGTTTCGTCTCTCTGTATCCGAGCCGCTTCAATAGCGACTTTTCGGATTAAGCCACGCGAGCGGATGCGCTCGTTTGTGGCTTGTTCGATGTACTGTTTTACTTTACTCATTTTACCGTGTTATTTTTAGGTTTGTAATTCCATCCGTTTAACTCGTAGACTTTCCGTTTCGCCTCTTCTTGCGTTGCCGCATCATCTACCTTTGTGTCTCCGTCTGGATCGCGACGATAGATATTGAAGTGTCGAAAACGAGGGGAATAATAATACTTTGATTGATTTTGCGTTTGATTCATTCTTTATAGAATATACAAAGCCCGAAAAGCTCTATTTATTGTTATTTCTTTTATTTCTTAGATAAATTAATTACATTTGAATCGTCGTATAACCTATTTTTATTTTATACTTATGGAACAGTATTTATTTGGTTTTATTCTTTATCAATGTGATCCTAGAACTTTCACAACGATTATGACTGACTCTGTTTACTTTTTACTGACCGAAGATGAAGCTTTTAGAAAATACAAAGAATTAACATCGAAATTGGAAAAAGGTCAGTTTATAGTAATTAAACGAGTCTAAGTATATACAATTCTTAAAATTTTAGCTATACACGAAATGCTCAATCGTCGTATAGTTAATCTAATATTGCCATAATTCTATCGTTTATTAGTTCTACACAAACATTCTAGGCTGCATCCGCGACAAAATGATTTTATTCGCATCTGCATAGAACTTCTTCTTTATCTCAAATCCGTATGCTTTTCGCCCGCATTGAGCGGCTGCAAGTAATGTTGTACCACTTCCGGCGCATGGGTCTATTACAACATCACCCGCATCGGTGAAAAGTTCGATCAACCGCTCAAGCAACGGAACTGATTTTTGTGTCGGATGAATCCGCGGTGTATCTATGTCTCTAGGATAATCGAAACAATTAAATACCATCCGACCGCCATTATTGAATTTTGGCAGTTTATCCCGATACAAGAGTACACCATATTCACAATTACCAACGACCTTCATATTAGCCTTTAAAACTTGTGCCGAAAAGTTCTTTTTAAATACCAGATTGATATATTTGTTCAGCCCGTATTCCTTCGCTTTCTGTATAAGTTCGAATTGTTGCTGAAATTCACAAAAGACAATCATACAGGGGGATTTTCCTTTTTCTTTTGGCTCTTTAACGAGCATCTTGCTACAAAAATGAAGAAATTCAGTAATTCGAAAAATCCTTATCGGTATCGAAAAATTCTTTTCCAGCTAATTCGCTTTCTCCATTAGAATTGTCTCCGTCGATATACCAAGATGGATTAGAACCGTATGCGTTCTTCCCAATGTTGTAGGGAATATCCGCAATGATTAGTTGTGCTTTCGGAATACCGTATGTTTTATAGTTCTGGAAATGATCGTTAAATAGTTCTACGTCTTTCATTGAAGCAATAATATTAGTCGTTAATAAATTCGTCCTCGTTCTCTACTACTTCACTCTTGACAGGCTTCTTCACCGGAACGCGAATTGCCTTTTCTGTAAACTTGTTCGATAGATATTGTTTCGCCTGTTCCCAATCTGTAAAGTGTAAATTTGGATCAGTATAGAGCGAGATAATCGTAGAGTTTAATTTATCGAGTGCTCCGAAAGCACTTGAATTTATTGTGCCGTCTAGAGGTGAAAACTTGGCAACTAAGCCGTTATAATTCTCTGAAACAAATCGGTCGATATACTTCCGATTCCGTTCGTTTGCTTCGGCGTGTTCTACAGGAACGTCGTGCAAATAATTTGTGTTTGATAGTTTTTTAACCATATTAAAATCCTTCTAATCGTTTCTGTCCGTTCATTTCGTCTACCTTGTGTTGTGGTAGTTTTCGTTTTGGTTTTACATACTCGAAATGTCGTTCCGCCTGTGATAGATCGTAGAACATTTCTTTGATTTCGTCCGGTAGTACTTCTTCATCATCATCGCCTGGCATCGGATCGGCAACCCGGAGAAAGCAGCCTAAAATGTACTGCATAATCTCGTATGTGCTTTTGAAATGGTAGTCAGCGCGAATCTTATCGAGCCTTTGCCATTGTTCCAGATCGACGCGAACCGGAATCTTTTTAAAATACACAAGTTTCTTTTTTCTGCTTCGCATGGTTTCGTTGTATTAATTATCTTCTACTAGCTCCGTTCAAGTCCAAGACGTTAAACATTTCATTTATTCGATCCGCGATATACGCGCCGTAAATACGCTGTATTTCCTTAATCGTTAAGTTCGTTGTAACATGAGTTATTGCCTCATGTCTCAACTCGTACCGACATTGGAAAATATACTGCATCACGTTTAGTTCAGTACCGAAATACTTTGCCGGGATTGGCTCGCGTCCTAGTTCATCAAAACAGATCATTCGCGGCGTACCGTTGTTGTAAGTATACAATTCTAGTGCATCCTTTCCGCGCATCGAAAAGCCGTTTGCAATACAGGAAGCCGAATCAATCCTAAAACCACCGATCGGATAGCCGCCCTTTGCTTTGCCGCGTGTGAAACAACTATATCGGTTTAGAATCTGCATGATAGTACTTTTTCCTGTACCGATGTCACCTCGTAACAATAGCCCTTTATTTGAATCTAGCTTCTCGGATCGTCCTTCAGTATACAAAAACAGTTGGTTCATTATGTTTCTATTCGAATCGTCAATCTTAAAACCGGGGCAAACGTATTTGCAACACGCTTTAAACCACTCCGGGCGCTTCTCTACTTCTATCGGCTCGTCATAGTACGGTAGTCCGTATGATAGAATCGCCGCTATCGGTAGAGTCTGTTTGCTTCTTGTTTCCATATTCGTTTTTATTATTCTTTAGTTCAAAAAATCCCGCCCAATTATTCGCAATCGATTCATCTACGATTTGAGATGCGACCGCCGGATTACCTTTGCTCAATTTCACTAATTTGTTGTAACACGCTTTGAGTGACTTTTCCGATTTGTAATTTTCCCGCCTGTCTTTCTTGTATTCAAGCCAAAGAGTAAACGTCTCTAAAAACTCATTAGATATAAAATCAAAATCTCCATGAGAGACTTTAGAGAGTATATTTCTGTTTGGTTTCTGTTTTAGTTTATTATAGTCTGTACTATCCCCTGTATCATTGACTCCCTTATCTACTGTATCATTGGCTGTCTGATTGGCTCCCTTATTGGCTGTTTGATTGGCTGTAAAATTTACAGTAGTAGTTACAGTGGTTTTAAATTCCTTCACGAAAGAATAAGAGCTTATAATACGTTTGTTCTTACCAGATTTATAATAAATCAATCCTGCATTTATTAAAGACTCACGGGCTTTTATTAGTGTTTTCTCATTCACGTTAAGCGCAAAACAAAGTTCAATGTTCGAGCAATCGAAAACGTCCCTCCAATCTTCGCCGTTACAAATAGCCACTAATTCGTAAAAAAGGGCTTGTTCGGTGGCGGTAAATCTGAAACGTCGTCGCGCTTTTCGCATCTTTTCAGTTAGCGTATATCCGTCTATATTCATCACACTTATAAAGTCTATCGAGCGATATAATAACTACAAATCCTTATCCCGATCGCCCGTCCCACTTTCAGGACGGAACAATAGCAAATAAAATTATTCTCTTCTCCGCCATTCCGACACGTCCGGCAATCGCTTTTTTGTACCTGTGTTGTTTTCTTCGCCATTTTATACCTCCTTTATTTCAAATTCAATTCTCGGATTAGTCTTATCTATATATTTCTCCGCCACTATTTTCACACAATTACGATCATTTCGTATCGCTCTACATGACTGCAAGCAGTCTAACACAATTTTAAGACAATTATCCAAGTCTGGTCGTTGCGTATCATAGTGCACGCTTAAATAGAGTTCAAATAAGCCTTTTATTTGTTTATTTCTGTATTGGCTACATTGAAGATAGAAAGACTTTTCATACATCACCAAAGCATCTTTTTTTGCAAGTGATCCGTGATATTTTCCGTCTTTACCTCTTTGTTGAATTATCTTGTAGCAATTACTCTTGCTAGGGCATTTCCCTATTATTATCTGCATCATATTTTATTTTGGTTTGTAAATAGTGGATAAGCCCGGATTCGAACCGGGAATGATACTTCAAGAGCCGCACCGCATTAACGGAATGTCTGGCGATCAACCTTACATAATTAGGCGTTTCCAATTCCGCCACTTATCCGATTTGCCGGGGCTTTCACCCGGCGCGTTGTTATTTAGTTATTTTCAAGAAGTCGGGAACAATCCCATATAACGCCGTTTTCCCGTCCCAACGATCAATAAACTGTTTGTACAAAATTTCTTTAGTCAATCCTCTTGACCGGATGATAGCCTGTTCTGTTTTTAGTTGTTCTAACTCGTTTAACTTCTTTTGTTCTTCAATCTGCTGATCTAATACCGAAATATTCGTATTTACTTCATTACGACTGTCTATTTTCTCACGTACCTTTTCCGAAAATTCTAATTGTGCAGAAAATGTTAGTAATTGCAATCCGCGTTTTTCAAACTCCGTTTCGATTATTTGTTCTAACCGTCTTTCAAAAATCAATGAGCCTCCGTCTGCCATCAAACTATCCGTTTTATGTTTACGACTTTCTTCTTTTATTAAATCATATATACGCGGCTCCAATATATTATCTTCAAGAGAACTCATAAAATCGCCTCCGTCGCTAATATGTTTATTATCGAATACCACATCGACCGCCCTTTCTTTAATCACTTTATATGAATAAGTCGGACGAGCTTTAAACTCTGTATTGTCTGCTGCTTTTAGTGTAACAGGTTCGGCAAAGTCACCTCTTTGGTCAAATAATGGAACTTGAAAAAGTTCTGTGCCCCATTCCCACGTAGAAACGCGTCCCGTTTTAATGGAAAAATCGTTCTTTCCGTCTTTCCCGTAATTCTCCATGAAAACACCTGCATAATTGGGAGCGACACGTTCACATGAAGCGAACAAAACAACGGCAACAAATGCCAATAGTAAAAACTTAAAATCTTTCATTTTTAAAAATTTAATTAGTTTGTAAATTAAGAAAATTACAGCCGATAAAATAACCATAACGCCCAACCACGCGCTAACATGGTTGAATAGGCGGTTTCCTATTGGGATAGCTATCACGGCTATTAATAGCATCCAATGTCGTTTAATCATGTTTCTGTTGTTCTTTATTTTTCGCTTCATACGGATAAACATCTACAATCGCCGTTTCTTTGAGAAGAATCGAAGAATAATCCGCCATCGTTCCTTTCATTCCTTCGTCGAGTTTCTTCATTGCGTCGTGAATGTCTGCGGCTTGTATAAGTACATTCGTATACGTTCGCTTCTCCTTGCCGCTTTTCTCGTCAAGTGTAGTAAAAGCGAGTCGCCCGGCAAACCATTTATCGGCGGAATCCTCTTCGCTTGTAAATATCTCGCTATAATGTGCGCGGGAAATGTCGGACACTGTAAACTCACCGGAGATAAACGGCGTTACTTCTTCGATTATTCGTGCTTCTGCTTCGGTAAAACTTAGTGCATCGACTAAATACGGTTCAGTTACCTTCTTTTGCATCCCGTTTTCCATTACTTTCTCGTAGCGAATTTTACATAAAAACCAAGTGTGCATAATTTCGTGTTTATTAAAGTGTTTATAAAAATGTAATTAATCATGTTGTGTTAGTGTTGTGACGGTACTTTCTTCATCAGTTTCTTTAATTCCT